TGTAATAGCAGGTAACGCTATGGCTGATGAACTAGCAGCAGATAGACAAGACTGTGTAGACAGAAATGTAGCACACCTTGAGCTAATGAAAGCTAAGTCAGATTGGGGTAGCGAGTCTATGACAGCAACCACCAATGCTATTACAGCAGGTAAAGGTTACACTGCATCTTAAATACCATAACATAGGGAGAAAATTATGGCTAAAAAAGAAAAACAAAAAAAGTTAGAAGATAACAATGTTGTTACAATCAGTGGAAAACAATACGCGGAAGAATCTTTAAAAGAAGAGGCTAAATACTTTATAGCTCAAATCCGTGATATTGAGACACAAGTATCAGATGCAGCTCTTCAAGTAGCACAAGCTAGGTTCAAATTAGATCAAAAACAAGCTGCTTTAGATATGATGAAAGCAAAATTGATAGCTTGTATAAGTGATAACGAAGAAATAGCTGCAGAAGCATCGTAAAAACAGATAGGTTCATATATGCCTTTAACGAAGTTACAATTTAAACCAGGAATCAATAGAGATATAACTTCTTACAGTAATGAAGGCGGTTGGGTAGATTCTGATAAAGTCCGTTTTAGAATGGGATTCCCTGAAAAAATAGGTGGCTGGGTAAAATACTCACAAAACACTTTTTTAGGCAGTTGTAGAGCTATGTACCCTTGGGTTACTTTAGATGGTACTGAGTATTTAGGTTTAGGAACAAATTTAAAGTTTTACATTGAAATAGGGCAGTCTTTTAACGATATTACACCTATTCGCAAAACAAGCACTGACTCTATCACTTTTGCAGCCACAGATGGATCTTCTATAATTTCGGTTACAGACTCAAGTAACGGTGTTGTAGAAAACGATTTTGTAACTTTTTCAGGAGCTGTGTCCCTTGGCGGTTTAATTACCGCTGCTGTTTTAAATCAAGAATACCAAGTGATTGGCGTTACAAATGCAAACACCTACACAATTACCGCAAAAGACACAGATGGTGTTACCGTCACTGCTAACTCTAGTGATAGTGGTAATGGTGGGTCTGGTGTAGATGGTGTGTATCAAATAAACGTAGGATTAGATACCCAAGTAGGTGGCACAGGTTGGGGAGCAGGAACTTGGGGACGTAGCACATGGGGGTCGTCTGCTGGGATTACTACAACTACAGAGTTACGTCTATGGAGTTTAGATAATTTTGGCGAAGATCTTTTAATAAACCCAAGAGATGGTGGTGTTTATTATTGGGATGCCTCTGCATCAAACGCCCTAACTACAAGGGCTTCTGTTATTACAGGCATATCAGGGGCAGTTGATGCACCAACTGTAGCTAAACAAATAATGGTTTCAGACAATAATCGTCATGTTATCGCATTTGGCACAAACACTATTGGCACAACAGTACAAGATAATTTGTTAATTCGTTTTTCAGACCAAGAATCTTTTTTAGATTGGAATCCTACAGCAACTAATACAGCAGGTGATTTGCGTATAGGGTCTGGTTCTAACTTTGTTCGTGCTATTGAAACTAAACGTGAAATTTTAGTATGGACTAATAGCTCTTTACACAGTATGCAGTTTTTAGGTCCACCTTTTCAATTTGGTATTCAACCTATTTCTTCTAATATAACTATTATGGGTCCTAATGCTGCTGTAGCAGTAGAAGATTTTGTATTATGGATGGGAAAAGACTGTTTTTATGTGTATGATGGGCAAACTAAACAATTACCATGCACTGTAAAAGAAGAAATCTTTATGAACTTTAACAACGCACAACAAGAAAAAGTTTACGCAGGAGTTAACTCAGAGTTTAGTGAAGTAACTTGGTTTTATTGTTCTGATGATAATTCTGTAGGTAATGGCGGCACAGGTAGTAATAATAAGTATGTGAGCTATAATTATGCTGAAGGTGTTTGGTATTATGGCACAATGTCACGCAGTGCTTTTATAGACCGTGGTTTAAGAGAGTTCCCAACTGCGGCTTCCGCAGGTTATTTGTACAGCCACGAAGTTGGGTATGATGATGATGGGTCTGCTATGACAGCTACTTTAGAATCTAGTCCTATTGATATAGGAGATGGGCAGAAGCTTGTTTCTATTAATACAATTATACCAGATTTCACATTCAATGGTTCCTCTGTAGGTGCAGTTGTAGATATGACAATGAGTATGCAAGATTATCCTGGTGATTCTTATGGGCAAACAAATACTAATTCAACAACTTTAACAGCGAGTTCTACTACAACAGTACCTTTTGAACAGTTTACACGCAAAGCAGATATTAGGTTAAGGGGGCGTTCTTTTGCTTTAAAAGTAGCTTCTTCTGCCGAAGGGGTACGTTGGCGATTAGGCAGTCCTAGGATTAATTTACGAGAGGATGGAAGAAGGTAATGGCTAGTAATGTAATGCCTTTCCCAAAATTACCTACACCTCCGCAACAGGTTGATGTTCGTTATTTAAATGATTTAGTAAGAGCATTAGAAACATTTATTGCTCAAGTACAAAATCCAGGAGCAGAAAGAGGAACAACTCAAGTGTTAACTGCATTGCCTATTGGTAATGATGTCGGTTTAGAAGCAGGAAGTTTATATGTAACTAATTGTATAAACACTACTAGTGAGGGATATGTAAGAATATCTTTGTTAAATGTAAGTGCTTGTTCTGGTTCTGCAGGAACAGGTTCGGTGGGTACAGTGACTATTGCCATTTCTTAGTTGCAGTAAAGGAGATTATTGAGTATCATGTTTGTAGCAACCGTCAGGAATTGCTCCCTGCTGATATTCCATAAAAGAAAGAGTATATTATGCAAGGTATAACATCTTTAGGTTACGAAGTTCAAGAAACACCATTAGTCCCTGATAGTGGTATTCACAAAATTAAAGAAGCGGCAGATATGCTTGCTGATTTTGGCAGAGCAGGTGATACTTATATTGTTCATGCTGCTGAAGGTGAAACAGTTATACCATTAGAAGTTTTAAATGCTAACCCACGCATGAAAAAAATGATCTTTACCCAAATGGAAGAGATGGGTTTAGAGCCAGAGCGTTATATAGTAGGTAATGAGTTTAATAGTATAAACCCTGTAACAGGACAACCTGAGTTCTTTTTAAGTGGTTTATTTAAAGGGCTTAAAAAGATAATAAAAATGGTTGCTCCGATTATCCTCCCGATCGCAGCACCCTTTTTGCTGCCTGCCATGCCTCTTGTTTTTGCAACAGGTATTGGCAGTTTGGCAGGAAATTTAGTAGCAGGTAAATCTTTTAAAGATTCTTTAAAATCAGCAGTTATATCAGGAGTTACCGCAGGTATTGGTAATGTGGCACTTGGTGGTGCAGAAGGATTTGGTTCAGGTAACTTTTTTGGAAGTTATGCTAACCCAAGTGCTGGATTAGGTGCTATGAAAAATCCTTTTAAAGTTGTTAATCCTTTAAGCAAAACTGGAAGAGCTACACTCCAAGCAATGAGAGCTGAAGGCCAAGCAGCACAGGCAGGTGGTCAACAACAACAGGCAACAGAAAATTTGAATCAAATAGATGCAAAGACTGGTGAACCTTTAGGAGTTGCATCAATTGAACCAGCAAAAGAAGTTCCTATTGAAGGTTTTCTAAAAAGCAAAATAGGTCCTAATAGAGCAAGTATTCAACCTAATCCAGAATTGATAAACGCTGAAGCCACAAAGGCGTACACGGCACAATTAAACGCTATGGAAGCATCAGGTATACCTGTTACTGATACAGTTAAATCAACTATGTTTAAAGATGCTTTGGATGCAGCAACTTTAGCTGCTCAACCCAGCGTTTTTCAAATGTATGGTCCAGCGGTAGCAGCAGGAGGAGCAGGATTACTTGCAATTGATGCAGCAACTGCGAAAGATGATAATGTACAAATGGCAGATTTACCTACTGGTGTAGATGAGTACAATCTTGACCCAACAAAATATGGGTTTGGAGCAGATTTTTATGGGGATAACCCTTATTATCAAAACCCCATGTTTTTACCCCCTGCTGTAAGAAACCAATATGCAGCTAACAATACTCTTAACTCTTTAACTGGCAGCATCCCTTTCTTCACACAGGCTGCATCAGGTGGTGAAATAATGGGTCCAGGAACAGGAACAAGTGATTCTATACCTGCTATGTTAAGTGATGGTGAATTTGTTATGAATGCACAGGCAGTTAGGGGCGCAGGTGATGGCGATAGGAGAAAAGGTGCGAAACGAATGTATGCAATGATGAAAGATTTCCAGAGGAGCGCATAACATGGCGACTGAGACACAAACCACAATCCAGCGTGAAGCTCCAGAAATAGAAGCCTATAAAATTGGGCTTATGGAACAAGCTAAAGGGTTAACTGGTCGTCCTCCTATAGGGGGACTACCTGATATACGATCTGCAGGAATGACCCCTGCACAACTTCAAGCATTACGATTACAACAAGGAGGAGTTGGTTCGTACCAACCTTATATAAATGCTGCTCAAGCATCTTATGCTGCAGGATTAGGTACATTAGGTTCTACACAACCTAATGCATTAGGTATGATAGCTTCTTCTGTACCAATGGCAGCACAAGGGGCTGACCAAGCAGGGCAAAGTATTGGTTATGGGCAACAAGGAGCAAATTTATCTCAGGCAGGTGCTGATTTAACTAGGTCAGGATTGGGCTATGGTCAACAAGGGGTAGGTTTATCTCAAACAGGAGCTGATTTAACTAGGTCAGGACTTGGTTATGGGCAACAAGGGGTAGGCTTGTCCCAAACGGGAGCTGATTTAACTAGATCTGGTATTGGATATGGGCAAGCAGGTGCTGATTTAACTAGGTCAGGGCTTGGTTTTGGTCAAGCAGGGGTAGGCATAGCACAATTAGGAGCTCAACAATACGACCCCACTTCTGTTTCTGCTTATATGAACCCTTATCAAAGTGCTATTAGCGATGAAATAAACAGAGCTTACGATATACAACAAAACCAAGCAGCAGCTCAAGCAGTAGGAGCAGGTGCGTTTGGTGGTTCTAGGGGTGAGATAGCGGCAAGAGAAGTAGATAGAAATAGAGTTTCTGCATTAGCTAAAGCCCAAGCAGATAATTATATGCAAGCTCAACAAGCAGCAATGGGTGCTTTTGAAGGTCAACAAGGCCGACAACAAAACGTAGGACAATTACAGCAAAATTTAGGACAGATGGCAGCAACAGCAGGTGGTCAACTACAGAATGTAGGGCAGATGGCAGCAACAGCAGGCGGTCAACAGCAAAATGTAGGGCAGTTACAACAAAACTTAGCACAAATAGCGGCAACAGCAGGCGGTCAACAACAAAACGTAGGGCAGTTGCAACAAAACTTAGCACAGATGGCAGCACAGGCAGGTAGTCAACAACAACAAGCAGGCAGGCAATTTGCAGATATAGGGCAGTTTGCGTTACAAGCAGGTGATGCACGTCAGAAAGCGGCACAAATAGCCCAGCAAGCAGGTTCTGCTTATGGTGGTATGGGGTTAAGCCAAGCAGAATCTTTAGCTAGGCTAGGCAGATCACAAGCTGATTTAGGTGCAATGCAACAGGGGTTACAACAACAAGATATTAGTGGTTTAGCCAGCCTTGGTGAACAACAAAGAAATATCAGACAACAAGAATTAGAAGCTCGACGTCAAACAGATATGCAAAACATATACGAGCCTTATCAAAGATTAGGTTTTTACAGCGATATTTTAAGAGGAGCTCCCTCAACTCAATCTACTTTAACAGTAGCAAACACACCTAACCCTAGTTTACTCAACCAAGTAGTTGGTGGTGCTACAGCAGGATTAGGTATATATGGAGCAGCAAATAGAGGAGGCCTAATTTAATGGCAGACCCAGTATTACAACGCCCGATGTTTGGAGGACAAATGCCTCCTATGCAAAATAACTCTGTTGGCACAGGGATAACTTCAGGTTTAGTAGACCCTGTAGAGCAGCAAGCGTTTGGACAAATGGCAGGGGGTATGGAAGATATGTTATCTAATATAGATGCTGCTAGTAGTGTGGAAGAAATAATGGATTCTGTAAGGGGCGACCAAAGTAGTATGGAAGACCGCAGAGGTGAATTAGCAGGTTATGTTGGTGAAAAAGATGCTGAAAAAACACCTGAATCTGTTTTAGCTTTATTACAGCCTACTTTTACTATTATGGATATGATGCAAGAACAATCTGCCGCAGGTGGCATAGCTAATGCTATGCCAATGGGCGAGACTAATGCTATGCCAATGGGCGAGACTAATGCTATGCCAATGGAACCACCTGTTGCGGAAGGTGGTATAGCTAGTATGATGGGAGCACCCCCTCCAAATTTTAACCAAGGAGGTGCCGTCCTCCAATTAGCAAACGGTGGATACGTTCAATCTCCAGGAATGGAAGAAGCCAGTATGCGAATGATGCAGGGTGAACAACCTGTATATAGGGCAGAAGGTACTAATCCTTATACGGTAACCTATCCAGAATTAACAAAACCTAATTTTAGTAATATACAAAGCAATATTCAAGATTTTACAAGTCTTATTCCTACGTTAAATTTACAGCAAGGTGAAACAGATGCTAATGTAATAGCACAACAAAGATTAAATATGTTAAACCAATATTTGCCTGAAGCAAAAACAAAAGAAGAATATTTAGAAGATTATAAAAGCTTTATGGGTACAAAAGATGCCCAAGGGTATTTAGATGAGTATGATGAGTTATTTGCAGGAGACGCAAAAAAAGATTTCCAAAGAGATGCTTTTATTAGGTTAGCACAATTAGGTAGCCAAATAGCAGGAAGTGATAAAAACCTTTTAGGGGCTATATCAGAAAATTTAGGTGATTTTGCAGCAGGTGTTGGAGAAGATGCTAAAACATTATCAGCAGAAGAAAGAGCAGCTAAACAATATGCCTTCCAACAATCAAAAGCTGATGAACAAGCTGCTTTAGCTTTTGCCTTCCAAAAAGAACAAGATGCTAAAACATCTCTTAATTCACAACAATCTCAAATTGTTTTATCAGCTATAAACGATGCAGAGAAAAACAATGATAGTTTGAATGAGACAAAGAACACAGCTATATTAAGTATGGCAGCACAAGGTATCAATGCAGAGACAGCAAATGTTAAAGCTATAAATGATCAAGCACATGAGCAATTTGTGTATTCAAATAAAAGCTTAACTACTCCTTTTATAGAGTATGGTAGAATCGGAGCTAATGGAAAAATTGATGTTATCAGGGGTAGAATAGATCCAAAAGATGGTAACATGATGTACTATAATCAAGATAAAGGAGCTTATGAACTTGTTCCAGATGATTACACTGAACTAAATACCGCTGGTATAAAGGCTTTAGATTTTGATACTTCAAAAGTAGATTTCAGCAGTGTAAAACCTAAAACTTTCTTAGTGCCAGAT